ATTGGCTGGTGTGTAGTATTGTTGTATATGTTTTGAGTATGATGGCATATATGGGAATTAAATCTTATTTAGGAATGGGTATGTTTCTTTTAATTCGTTTAGGATTTTTTCTTTATCCTTTATGTCCTTTAGGTTTTTAATAAAAAGAAATGTCCTTAGAATTGTTTCTTGTTGTTTTGCTGTCATTTTTTATACATTCCACCAATCTGGTATATTTCCTAATTTCCATGTGGAAAATTCTTTTTTGTCATTTATGTAGTATTTTCTGTAAGCAATGACAGGATCTGGATTTTTGTATTCTTCTGGCATCGCTTGCGAATGGGGTGTTAGATTTCCGTCTGGAATATAGAAGGCATTATTCTTACAGGTGATGAATGTATCGTAGGATTTGTGGTTTTTGTTATATCTTCTTGTATATTCTTTGAATAGTTCTTCTGTCATTTCGCACAACCAAAGAAAGTTTGATCTTGTTTGTCTTGTCCATTTGGAGCAAGGATGGTTGATATGGGCGATTTTATATATTCCGTCTACCTTGTCATTTGAACAAACTCTTATTGCTGTTGAGAGCATTTGAGTATGTTCAAGGATCATTTTAATTGTGTGCTTATCGTTATGATACTGAGCCGCTTTTATTGGGTCTTTGTCTAATACGAAGATATTCATATAGGAATTAATCTTTTACCACATAATTTGTTTCTTTGTCAAATGGAATCTCTGTGATGAAATATCCAAGTCTATTGACAAAATGGAATCCTTCCACAATAATTGTGTCATCATCCTCATCACTATCCATGAGAGTCCAGACACAAAATGGATTATGTTTTGCCTTTGTTCTTACGAAGTTTAGTTCTTCACCATAGGTTTCAAACATGGTTCCTTCATAGGAGGAATTTGTTTCTATGTGGTTTTTTAATGGGCTGAAACATTCAGTCCATTCGTCTGTGTTCATGGTTTTTATTTTCATGGAACACAGATTACATATTTTTTTTTGTAATGTCAAAAAGAAAAAGGTATTATTCTTCTTTACAGCATGATTTTTTTTCTTTTTTTATTTTGATTGTTTTAGATGTATTTCCAAATAGAATTATTATTATTAGTGATGATAGCCAATTTATTAGATTGTATTGAATTGATAATGAAAACAGGTTATTGACTGCCCATATTAGTGAGAATGGAAATAATACTATTAATCCTACTATTAGTATTGCGAAGAATGAAAATAATAATACCCTTGTGATTTGCATATATTGATTATATTTTTTTGTTTTATTTCTTTAATATCAATTCTTTTTATTTGTTTTGATATTGTTTTATTCTTTTTCCGGTATGTTATTATGTAGTTATTAGATATAATCATTATTGATATTAATATTTGATTTTGGTTCTGTTATGAACACTTTTACATTTGAACCTTTGAATTTCTTTTCTTCTTCTGTTGAAAATTCTGAATTTGTTTTTTCTTCATCTTCAATGAAGGGAACATCTGTGTTTTCGTTATATTCTGTGATTATTTGTTCGTTTTCCATATTTTTATTTATTTATATTTTTGTTATTGTCAAATTTTGTTTAATTTTTCAAATGCTCTTTCCATTGCTATTCTATTTCCTGTTTTTCTGCAAAAGTTTTCTTTTTCAGAGCATCTGGATTTTCCTTCTATTGTTATTCCTGTTGGTGTTGTGATTTGTATTGTTGTTGATCCTCCTCTTGCATTATAGAAATTTCTAATTCCATTTATTGTCTGGATTTTAATGCTGTCTCTTTCGTGCATTACTCTTACCTTATATCCTGTTTGTCTTAATTCTTTTATTGATTTTATCCCTGCTTCCTTTTTTATTAGGTTATCAATAAGACTATTTGAACAATCAGCCATTCTTAATAGATATGTTCCATCATATTTAGGATCAACATGACCATGTTCATCGTGATCTCGTTCGTTTTTTATTTTTATTATATTATTATAGTATTCAACACATTCTGTCATTGTATCAAAAACTCCCAATATAATTGAATTTTCTCTTTCATTAAAGATGCAATCATCTGTTGTTGATTCAAATGATAAATCAGCACTATCAATAATAAAGTCTTTATTATCTTGATCGTATTCTAATGTCCATTTGTTTTCCAGTTTTTTTCTTTGTGCTTCCATTTGTTTGTAAATGTCAGCCAACCATCCTTTTGATTTATCTTTTTTCATATATTATTTTCTTTTTCCGAGTGAATCTGATATTGGGCCTTTAATTTTGTTTGGGTTTGGGTATAGTGCTTCTTGCATATTCTCGTTTCTTTTTTGATTTATATCTTCTTCTTTGAAAGCATTTTGTGCAATAAAGAATGTGAATAAACAAATATGAAATGCCGCCACATACATTAGAACCTTTTTGAAATCATTCTTTATACCTGTGTCTTTTTCTTTTTCGTTTTGTTTCTTCCATTCTTTTTTCCATTCTTGCTCTTCTTTTTCTGGAAGAATCTCATCTGTCTTTTGGCTTGCCATTTCCTCTATCTTCTCTCTACTATCCATCTCCTCCTCAATACATTCCATAAGATTGTTTATAAATGGAATCTTTTTCAGAAGAAAGAACTCAACAAAGTGTTTCCTTCTGAATGTTAGAAATTCCTTGTATATTCCAAGGAATTGAATATCATCTGTTTGCCGAATAAGATCGGTTATTTTTGTGTCGATGTTTTTAGTATTCATTTTATTATTTTGTTTGTTGTTTGCTTATCTCTTCTTCTGAAATCAAAGTAAAGTCAATTCCATTACTTTTCATTCGGAAATTTCTTGTTCCTGTTGAACCAAATCTATTCTTTGTAATCTCAATTTCGCATATTGATTGATCAAATTTGTTTCTTCTGAACATGAAGTTTGAATCTACATTGTGTGGAAATAGTGTTGTTCCTTTATATGTTCCTCTCTTTGTGCAATGTAGAACAGTTCCTACGACTGTTTTTGTTTTCTTTGCCATGAATGTAATATAATTGGCAAGGTATGTTTCGAGTTGAACTTTTTTGAGTCCCTTCCTACTTGTGATAGACGGGAATGAATCAAGAATAATAATATGAAAATCATTCTTCACCACTTCATCAAATATGTCCTCTATGATGCTCATATTGGCAAGAAGAACATTGTTGGTATTGATCCTCTTTGATGTGAACGCAAGTTGATGAACTGGTTCTTCACCGGAAATATATGCTGCTCTGATTCCATTTGTGCTGAATCCTTCAAGTAATTGAAGTAGAAGGGTAGTCTTTCCACTTCCTGCTGTTCCAGCAAGTGTGAAGGTTTGTCCTGCAACAAAACCACCACCCAAAAGATTATCCACTTCTTTGATACCACTCTTCATTCTGAATGAGTATTCCTTTGGTATTTCGATATTTTTAGCTTTATCAAACTTGGTATTGGATATGTTTAGGTCAATCATGGATTATCAATCTATGCGGTTTTACTGGTATAGTCAAACAAAATTCTATCTTTTTTTAAAAACCAATTCGATTAAAGAATTTACCATTACTATTATGTATAATAATTCTCTTAAAACAAGATAAAACAATAATTTAGGAGAATATATTACATAATAATATGCCATCCAGAACTCGTATAATAAAATTCTTAAAAACGAATAGATTTTATTTATAAACATAAGAAACTTTTCCTTTTTTATTTTTAATTGGAATTTTTTCCTCTTCTTTATTCCATTTGATATTATCAAAATTATTATCGAATTGTTTTTTATTCACTTTTCTTGGTTTATCTCCTTTTCCTGCGCTCATAAATAGTTTAGTCTTTGTAATTTCTGTTAATTAGTTTGAATCCTAATGGTCTTCTTGAATTTCTACTTCTAATGTAATTAGAAGGTCTTACAACAATTCCTTCTGCATCTAGTCCACTTGGATATTTTTGTTTGTCTGTGTATTCCTGTAATTTTGCAAGTGGATTAGTCCAGAGTCTAATTGTTTCTTCTACCCTCAACTTCGCAAGTAGGGGAACAACATTACATTCAAGAGTATTTTCACAGAAATTCTTCATCTCATCATAGGTCATATAAACACCATTTTGTGAAATTTGAAAGACAAAAAGGGTAATACCTTCCAATTTTAGTTGATTTTTTTGGATTCCGTTTCCTGCAAGTTCTCCTTGAATAATACCATTCCAACCATCTGGAAATTTTAATTTTTTAGAGGCATTCCAGAATGTTGAATTATCTGTCTCTTTCTTTGATAGGTTCCTTGAACAGACTTGAACGAGTTTTCCATCCTCAACAACTAATGTGCAACTTGAACCATCTATCTTAGATGTTATTGTAACCTCATTATCTGAATTAAAAACTTCTTCAACAAGAGAAGGATCATTCAGTCCATTGTCCTCATCTGTCTTTGGTGCAAGATGACTCGGAAAATCTCCTGCGTTCTCTCCGGAAAGATTTGCTGGTATTTCTTTAATATATTTGGTTATACTAAGAAGTTCAGTTACATCGTGTCCTTCATCAACTGCTGTAAATTGTATAGGAAATTCCGTTAAAGGTATTACCAATCCAGAAGAATATTCTCCCCTTAGTTTAATATTCTTTATACGCAAAGGTTTATTTGGATTCTTTTGATCTACCAAAAACTCAGACCACTCACAACGAGGAACAATAGAATCAATCGTAATGAAAACAACCTTATCTCCTTCTTTATGGATTCCTTTTTTTACAACAGTTTGCCATCCAAGCAATTCACAAATTTGTAAAGAATCAGCATTTGGATGTTCACGTATTTTTTTAATCGTTTCAATAGATGCCAATTTCATAATAACAACAATCTTACTTTTAATTCAATGTAGTGTCAAGAAATAAATTTGAGGAAAATCTATGCGGTAATAAAACATGGTGTTGTATTAAAACAGTGTTTTGTGTTAAATACAATATAATGCAATTTAAAAAAACAATAGAATATGTTCATGGATCATATAAAGGTTTTCTTAATGGGTATCTGGCAACATCAATCCTTGATACAAAGGAGGATGTTATTAAACAATTAAATATATTAGAAGAATTACTCAAAGAATACGATCCAGAAATCGTAAAATCCTTCTTCTTAAAAGATAAAAAACTAATAGAAAAGTTTTTAACCGAGCCTGATAACTTAAAATTTTCATTGGATTTGAAAAAAAATGGTGAAGGAGAAAAAATCTTTAAACAAACATTTAAAGATTTTTACAAAAGATAATTTATACAGTACTTGTATTATTGTCAATAGTTTTGATAAGTATAATTGACATGAAATTAAAAGACGATATTTTACTTGAACAAGCATATTCAACTGTTTTAGAAGAAGCAAAGAAAAAGGTTAATCCTTGGGCTGTTTGTAATGCTTCTACAGGTGGGAAGAAAAAAGAACCAGAAAAGTTTGAAAAATGTGTTAAAGGAGTTAAAAAGAAAACAGGTTATACAGATAGTAAAAAAGGAAAAAAGAAAACAAAATTAGATGAAAATACATTAACCCAGCAAGCATCTTATGCTAAGACTGGTGGATATGTAAACCCACAGAATAAAAATATCGCTCCATCAACAACTTCACAAACCAGACAAGCATCTTATGCTAAGACTGGTGGACCAATTACACAAGATAATTCAGAAGATCCTTATACTAAATTAGAACAAATTAGAGATACTACACAAGATCCTAATTTAAAAAAACAATTAGATACTATCTTGGCTCAAAGAGATATAGAAAAACTTAAAGACGCAAGAGATGAACAACCAAATCAGGTTTCTTCTCAACAAATGTAATTACCATTATCATCTGTCCATATAACTTTTTTAAAACTAAAATATTTTAAAAGGTTTTCACAAGACATACATGGTTTTGAAAGTGCTATTTCTGCATTCCTATTGTATCTTAAATTAACAAGGACGCATTTTTTGCTATCTATATTTGTCATATTCTTTAATTTATTGATAGCACTAAATTCACTGCAAACATATTTTTGGTCAGAGAAATCCTCACCAGTCTTTAAACTTTTTTTTCTGTTTTTTAAATTTACTGGGTGAGTTTTTTTAGAATTATAGCCAATAGAAACAATTCTGTTTTTATATAAAACAAATGAAAAATGATGACATCTTTTGGAAGAATTATAATCTACCAAAGATTTGGATATATCTTCTAATCTTTTAAATTTATTCAAGTTATAGTGGACCTGTAAAACTTTGTGAATTTGGTAAAAGTCTGGAACTAAGAACAATTAAATCATTAAATTGAGCGTCTTTGTTTATAATATATTCGTCTAAGTCTTCTTCTGTTTCTAAAACTTTACCTTTTGATAAAACTGGTTTACCTTTTAACAAATCACCCAATTGATATCTTAACTCAATTCTTTTTAAAATATAATGATTGAGATTCTTTTTAGATTCCTCTCTTGATGATTTGAATCGAATTTTATTCTTTTCATATTCTTTTTTTACGTCTATTGTTTTATTATAAATCGAAATTAATCTATCTCTAATAAGACTTTCTAATAAAATCTTTTCTATCAATAATTTTAAATCTAACATATAAGATATTTACAAAAATATTTATATTTTATCTTAAAGTTATTTTGTAATAAAAAATCTTTAAATATGTTTTTATTAAATAAAACCATTTATTTTTAATAGGTTTTATTGATACTTCCGAAACATCTTCTGTGTTTTCTGTATTCATAATCAAATCTTTTTATGTTCAATTCCATAGAAATCAAAAATTTCCAGACCTTTTTTATCTTTATCGTATAATTCTGAATAGATCACTCTTTTAATTCCATGAGCAGCTATAAGGGTTGCACAGTTTGAACAAGGCAAAAGTGTGCAAGCAAGTAAATGACACTCATCTTTCTTAATTAAAGAAAGAAGGTTTGCTTCTGCATGAATCATAAATGGTCTTCTTTTATCTCTGTCTTTCCAAAATTCAGTATCAACAATTTTACCAGAAGCAAGACCATTATATGCAACTCCTATAACTCTATTTTGCTTATTCAGACCACAAGCACCAACTCTCATATAAGGGTCTTCTGACCTTAATGAAGCAACGATTGCTAATCTCATAGCATAGTCATCCCACAAAATTCTATTCATTGTTTATTAAAAATGATTTAAGATTATCTTCATCGAAAATAAGAGAAGCACACATTGCTTTCCAAATCTTTTGAGAAAATATCATGTTTGATTTGAAGTTTTTTCTCAGTTGAATATGAATCATATTTGATATAAACCACAAACTATTTTCTTTATTGTAATCTATTGTTATAGTTTTGTTAGAAATCTTATTAACATATAATTCAAATGTTTTTGTTTCATTTTCTGATAAGAATTTGTTTTGAAATGTTTTAAGTGTATCAAAAAAACTTCTGAAATATATTTTAGTTTGATTTAATTTTTTAAGAGCATCTGTTTCATTATCCTTCTTGTGATTAACGATACAATTTTCCATGTAAGCATCTTCTGTAAAGATCTTAATATTATTCACAAATGAATAATAACCAAGAACATATTTGAAACTATTTTTTCCATTATGACTATTTGTTAGACAAATAAATGGTATAGAGTGTTTTGATACAACATCATTATTTAATATAACATCATGTGTCATTAAAACAAAGTGTTGAGATGTTATCTTTTTTCCTGATTTATATGTTTCAAAAATTTTCCAACCATCTTCAATAGCTTTTTGTAAAACATTTTTTGTTGAAATTATTTTGTATCTATTTGATACTTCAATGGAAGGCATTGAACATTCTATAGGAGTACAATTATTTATAGCTTGATCCAATGTAAGAGTAGTCATCATTTTCGTTTATAAAGTTACTGAATTTCTTTTTATAATACAATAAAGTAATTCTATCATTTGCTCTTTGTTTGTCAAGAAATGATGGTGCTGTTTTACTATATTCTAATTTATAGTTCATAATGGAATTTGTTTCGTCATTATGTGCTAGACCGATGAAATGACCAGCCTCATGTGCAACTGTTGCTGATAAATAATTACCTTTCAAATACTTGTCATAATAATTATTAAGCATTATAGTCTTTGTTCTTGGAACATATTGTGCAACCCAATTTTTATTTTTAATATATTTTGGGTCAACATGTTGGATATGTAAAAAAGCATTTCTTGGATTTTTTGTTCTTATAAATTCCATTCTATTCGATCCCCAATAATCCAATCCTTTCTGAATTTCGTTTGGATAATTACCATCATAATAATACTCGATTGAAACAGACTTATCATTGGTGAAATAAAAGAATCCACCAATAAGGACAGCAATAACAATAATGTTTTTCATGACAATAATTGAAACTACAGAGAATTATCCGTAATGTCAATTATTTTTTCATTAAAGTTTTTATAAGTGCTTTTGCGTATTTTGCTGGATTTGATTCAAAGTTCTTTTTAAAATTATTTAACTGATCATCAGTCAAGCCATTTAATTTTTCTGTTAATTTTGCATAATCATCAGCATCTAAATTAGCTTCTGATGCTGCATTAACTATTGCGGGAGAAGGACCATCTGACCACTCTCCAATACCTTTTAAACCTTTATTAAATAAAGCATTATCAAAATCCAACTTACTCTGATCTAAATCAGAGTCGAAATCGAATGATGAATCATGCCATCTTTCAAAATAATCTTCTGGATTTAATGTTGAACCGCTAAAAAACTCTTGATCTAAGACCTCTGAATCATCAGGAATAGAATCATCAGGAATAGAATCGGAAATTGTTGATCCTACTTCATCACCACCAAATAGATGATTATAAATAGCATCTAAATTGTTTGATATGAATTCTTGAGTTACAGGGAGGTTTGTAACTCCACCTAATGCGGCAACAATTGCAGCTTGCGTTGCAACTTCTTTTACAGTTGGTTTTTTTCCGTTAATAATGTCTGCACCAGCTTTTCTTACAGCACCAACTACAGCACCTTGTATTAACCCTGCTGCGATTCCTGATGCACCAACAGCACCTGCTATACCTGCACCCAAAACAGCAGCAATACCACCCAATGTAGCGGCTGTTCCTAACCATTCAACTCCTCTTCCCATTTTGTGTCTGAAGTCTCCAAACTTTGATTGCTTTGGTGTTATACTTCCAAACTCTTCAGAAGAAAGACGAGATATCATTCCTTTTATTTCATTCTTAACAGTTTGATCATAATCAGAGCTAACATCCAAATCTCTTTCAAGTTCTCTTAAATGTTTTTCTACTTTGTTTTTCAACATTTCGTACCTTTTATTGACTCGATTTGTTTGAAAATTGTTATCTTTATCAGAAGCACCTTTAAATGTTCTTGCCATTCCTGCTACATTTGATACTCCTCTTTTAAAAATACCTTCGGCTATATATGACTCTTGTGGTATTTCTTTGATATCTTCTGATTTTAAATTTGCAGCTTCTTCTGGATTTTCTAATGCTTTATCTATAACTGGTTCTAATTCTTGTGCAATTTGTTTTACTTGTTGCTCTTTTCCTTTTAGTGCAGAAAACAAAGTAGAAAGAGATTCTTGTTGATTATTTGAATCTTCTTTTAAGAAAACTCTTTTATAATACAAATCATTTAATGTTTTAATATCTTGATGTGTGTTCATACTAATTGATATCCTTTTAAAAATTCTGCAAATGGGTTATAAGAATCTCCTATTAATGCTCCTTTGCTTGGATCACCTTCCCTTAGTCTATCAGCCTCGATTTTAGATTTTGCCATTGGTGCTCTTTTTGCTGCTTTTTTTGCTGCTACTTCGGAACCCACAGGTTTTTCTTCTTTTGTATATGAAACAGCGGAACTGTTTAAATTTTTAATTAAATTTCTATTTCTTTGTGCATCTAAAGGTTGTTTGTTTCCAAATTTACTTCCTTTAATATGTTTTATCCAATTTCCTTCTTCGTCCCTACTATATTCCGCACCTTTATAAGTCATTCTATTTACTGGATTTTGTTTGGGTGGTTGTGTTACTTGTTCTAAACCCGCTCTTTCTTCTGGTGTTTGAGAATCAGACACTGGTGAACTTGTAGGTTTTTCTTGAGTTGGTGTTTGTGCTACTCCTCTTGCTGCTAAAAATTCTTCATTCGATTTTGATGCATCCTTTTCTTCTGGAGAAGGAAGACCCATTCTATTATTGTTTGGTAATGCCAGTTTCTCTCCTGTTGATGGAAGAGATTGCTGTTGTTGAGGTTTTTGTTCAGCTGAACTTTCTGGAGGAAGAACCTCGAAATCCGGAGATATTGTAGATGGTTTTGGATATTTTTCTGGATCGGAAAGATAGTCTCTTAGATTTTGAATTACTTTTAGTTTCTGAGCAATAACAGGAAAATCTTTTTCTAATTGGGTTGGGTCTGGATCAACCTTAAAAGTTTTTAAATCATTATAAAAATCTTTTATTTCAGATTCTACTTTTCTCTTAAAAGAATTTAAAAGAGATTTTTGTTGTGCCTTTGCATATTCTGCTCTTGCAGAAATTTTTGGAGCTTCTGTCCCAGCAATTTTCGATCCAAATTTTTGGAGTCCAGCACCAGCACCTTTTACTAAAGCTGCACCTTTTCCTCGTAATCTTTCAATTATTCCTTCTTGATAAAGTTGTTCTAATAATAAATCATCTTTTCTTTTCATGTTTATGTATAATACTTATACATAAAAATAACCATTCACAAAATCAATAGCACACAAATGATACAGTTTGAAACTCTGGAACTGGTGCATATACTGGAGCAGCACGTCTAACTGGTTGATATCGTGGAGCTTGATTAATAATTATTGGCTGTTTTTCTACTACCACACGTTCAGGTGAACCATAAGTATATGAACGAGTTGTATGGTATGCACAACCAACAAATGAGAATGATATTGATGTTAGAATGATTGTTTGGAGTAGTTTTTTCATACTCCTTGTACATTACGGATAATTTTTTGTAATGTCAAAACAAATTTTATGTTCTTGTGTTTAGATTAAATGATGAAGTTGTTTCCTTTTCTTCTTTTTCGCTTGATTGTAATTTTTCTAAATCTTTACAGAAATACCAAACTCCATACGCAGTTTCCGGACCAGCTTGTAAAAGTCTACTGAAATTATTTTTTTCTTTTACTGGCACAAGTTTATGAAGAACACCTCCCTTTTTTTGGTCAACCATTTCTAAATATGTGTTTGATGTATTCCATTGTGCATAATTATCATAATTAGGATTATCTGATATTGTGAATTTTCCAATATTATTAGAAATCACACTTTCAGCAATATAAAATGTATAATGTTGTTTTTCATTGTCTGGTATAATTTGAGGCTGTTGAGTCTGTTGAGGCTGTTGAGGTGTTGATTTTCCTATTACTTTATTAAATTTAGATTTTACTGCGTTTGAAAATTGTTGCCATTTTGTTAGTATCGTATTTAGCGTTTTATCTCCCTGTGGAGATAAAACAACCCAAAATCTTCTCCCTGAATTATTATCAATCGGAGGAAGATTATAATTATTTTTTTGTAAAAAATCTAAAAAATTTTTAACAATTGGATCACTTTGTTTTACTGCTCTACCTACTAATTTGCCTTTACTTGGTGTTTTTTTGTCTGTTACATTTGAATCATATAAAACAATTGCATCTAATGAAAAAACAGGGTTAGTTAGAGCTTCTTTTGTTCCTAATCTTGTGTCTCTAAACATAATTTCTACCGAAGATCTTTCAACGGGTTTTATTTTATTTCTTTCAGTAAAAAAAGATGTTGCAATATTAATTAATGGACTCAAACTTGGATTTGTTGCAACTTGTTTTGCTCCTTGGTATATATTTCCTATAGTTTGTGCTATTCCACCAGTACCACCTTTATTTTCAGACATTCCTTCCGATGCCTCCTTTATAATTTTATCAAATTTATTCATTATTATAATATTTAGTCTTTCTGGATAATTAATTATAATGTTTGATGTACCCTTTTACATAGCCGAAGAGTATTATTATAAAAATAGAATCTATAAAGGTAGATATCCTATATCTATTGTAGAATCTAAAGAAACACCTGTTTTTGTTCCTAGAACCGAATTGTTAGAAGAACTAGATGAAGATGATATAATAAAACTGGAAATGTCAGAATCTACTGATAAAAACCCACAATATATTTTAACAGGAACAGATAATCCAAAGAAACAAAAAAAACTGGATGGAAGTGCATTGTATCCTGTTATATAAAAAGATAATTATAAGTTATGGCACAAGGACTAAAAATACGTGAATTACCAAAAATAGAAAAAAATAATTTGGAATCAGGAGATTTGCTTGTTGTTGATGAAAAGGTTAGAGACGGTGTTTATGCTACAAAACAACTAAATGCTTCTTATATTCTTAGATTGAAAACTGAAGCTGATAATGCTGGTTCTGGCGATGACAGATGTGAGATTTACAAAGATTTCACAACAAGCAAACAAGACACAACTGTTTTAAATTTTAGAGGACTAAAAGCTGGTACTGACATTGTATTAACACAACAAACAGATAACATTTTAATAGATGCAAAAGTTGATGCTGAGAATATATTAACAGATGCAACAAATAGAGTTGGTGTTTATGCTGGTAAAAACACATCAAATTCAAATTTAAAATTTAGAACTATTTCTGGTGAAAATGGTTTAATCATAAGAAATGGTGATAATGATACTAGACTTTATGTTGGTATTAATCCCTCAACTATTTCTGATAATATTATTTCAAATTTACCATCAGGATTTCCTATACAAACAAAACAAGCAGTAAAAACAAATACACAACAAGTAATAAACAGTGCAACAAGTTGGATGGATATTGATGGTTTGGTTTTAAATATAACAAGATTTAAAAATACAAACAAAGTCAGAATTCAAGCAAATATTTCTGCTAATACATATTATCCTTATGGTGGACCTGCTTTTAGAATTTTAAGAGAGGGTACTCCCATAGGTTTACCCGATGCTGCTGGCAAAAGAGTTCTTGCTACATCGGTTGGAGTTGGAAACATGGATGCGGACAATTACCATGGAATACAACCAGTAACATTAGATTATATTGATGATTTAAGTAATGTAACTGCTCTATCATTAACATATAAAATTCAAGCCAGAGCGTATAGCCCATATGCTGTACACTCTGGAGGTCCTACATGGATCAATAGAGCTTGGAGCGATAATGATGATGATGATTATAGTTATAGAGCTATTTCAACAATGACTTTAACTGAAATTATTTCTTAATTAAATGAATGATGAAAATAAACCATTATCTTATACCGATTGGTTGGCCAAAAATGGTCTTTCGGCTACTGATGACCATTATCAATATTCAAATTATTTAAGAGAATGGTATAACAAAAAAAAATTACCAACATCAAATTTAAGAAATGAGTATGTTCAGCTTTTAAAAGAAATAAATTATGTATTTGGTGACGAGAAAAGAGATAGATTTTTATCACAAATAGACTTTAATAACAGAGAAGATTTAATAAATTCTCTTCCTTATTTTACAACAAAAATAAAAGAACTTGCAAAATCTTTTAATGAAAAAAGAAAAGCATTAAAAGATTCAAAATTAAAATATAATTTAACTTCCTCGAATAGAGGTATAGAAAAACTTTTATATGAATATATTTTAAGAAGTTTTACATCCAAAGATAGAATAGCTCCTGTACCTTATAAAGAATTAACTGGATTAGTACCAGAATTAAAAAACGTTAATAGTTTATTCTATATAGAAATAGAAGAACTTTACGACAAGTCAAACTATTTTGATCAATCCCCAAAATCAAACATAGAGGATTTTGTTAATACCAATAATTTATTAAATACGTTTCCATATAAAGGTAAGATAAACAGAAATCAACTTCTTGGTTTATTATCAACATCAGTAAAAGAAAGAGGAGCAAATGATCCTTTATCAAAATTTTATCAAGAATTTTTAAATTTAAATGCAGATATAGAAGATGATACCACAGAATATGAATATTTAAATGCGATTAATACCATTTCATTAAATGAAAAATATATGGGTAATGATCTTTTTGGTCTTACTGCTATAAAAGCTGAAACAGAATTGACCGCTGATTTCACAACAGTTATAAATCTTGAACAAGGTAATAACTGGTTTTTTTGGCCAAGCGGAGACAAAGTTTATTCGATAGAAAATATTGAAAATATATACGCTCCTATAGAAATAAATAAATCAAATTTAATTTCAAACGGAGCAACTGGAGGTGGATCTTTTAAAGAATCTGACATAATTCTAACAGACAAAAAAGGATATGTTGAAGGTGCTTGGTTAATGGGACCAAGAACAGAATATAGTGAAATAAATGTTTCATTTACCGTTGATCCGAATGAAAACAGAAGATTTATTTGGCCTTATACTGGATTTAATTTAACAAAAAACACAAATCAATGGAGAGGATTTTTAACGAATGATGATTCAAATAAATACTTTTATTTTTTATCAGATAGAGAAAAAAGTATAATTTTAAATAATTATTACACTCTTCCATTACCTCCATTATCCAGTGATAATACGTATTTAAACCAAACAAATTTTTATAAACAAGGAGCTTATTCAGATAAAACAGCATTAGACTCTGATGTTATTATAAAACAAAAACATATACCAGGAAAATTTCCTTCATATAATGATTTAATTGGTAAAACAGAAGTAGCTTTTTTATATAAATTTGAAGAAACAGAAATACCCATAACAAATGGTTTAAACAATATTCTTTGGCCTTTAATCAAAATTGAAAGTGATCTCGAAAATATTCCATTAACAATCACAAATGATTTTTGTGATCCTGTTGAATTAAAAACATTAGATACTGAAGAATGTTTTAGAGGTGCTGTCGCTGGAAGAACATTAGAAGAATCCGACCAGATATATAAATTAGATAAAAGAAGCGGTAAACCAGTAGAAGCTGCTTGGCTTAAAAATATAAGTATAAATGATTTAAATGTATTTGAGAATGAGATACCTGTATACAAAACAAAAGCAACTTGTTGTGAAAAATATATAGATGGCCCTAATCAAAATGGTTTGCATACTGTTATAGATTCGGGTAAAAGAGTATCTTTTATATGGTGTGGAGAAGATACTTTAGCAGATGAGGTTTTTTATTATTCAAGCCATCAAACAAATTGTGAATATGATGATAGGAACAGAGATTACTACATAAATCAAGATTATTCAAATCCAAAACCAATAACAAATAATGTAGATTTTTGGAATTTATGTACTTGTAAATCTGTTTTATATTCCCCGATAGGACATAAGGGTAAAAATGTAACAGATTATGATGGAATGTGTGATGTTCTTTATGCAGATCCACAAGGTCTTGCTGAAGATTTTGATTTTACTACTTGGCAAGATACAAGATGTCTTGATTATAAATCAAGTCCTCAATTTTCCTTTTTCCAATTAAATTCTTTAAATTCAAATTTAGTTGGTTTTGGGTTTGGTTCTTGGAAAACATCAACAGGTGCAATGATGGTTTTAAAGACTGGTAGAAGATACACTTATTTTAGATCACATCTTAAAAAAGTAGATAATTCTGGACCAAAATTAGTAATTTCTTATGATTACAAGAAACAACACGCAAAATGTTTATCATCTCAACCATATGATATAGTTTTATGTGTTGATATAAGTCAATCACAAAAATATAATTTAGATACTTCTAAAGAAATTGTAAAATCTATTCTTTCAAATGTTTCTGACAATGTTCAGGTAGGTATAGTTGCTTTTGATTCTAGGCAAATAAGAGCATCTTATATTTCTTTTTTTCCAGACATGTTTTCTTTTCTGAATATATTAGAGGATTATAATGAAAATAACGAGTTTACGTATAGAACAAATATATACGATGCTGTAAAATTTGCATACTATCTTTTAACAACACAAATAACAGAAAATAATAAAAAAAGCGTTTTAAATTTAAATAAATTTTGTTCTGATGTAAATGCAACAATTGTAAATGCTCAAAGAGTTCCTGTTTTTAATCAACCTAGACCTGATGCAATAAAAAGAATTATCATTATTAGTGATGGAAATGAGACATCAGACTTAGCTAAAGATAAGTATGGTAATATATTACTACCTTCTTATATAGATGAAATTACAGGAAATTTAAATTTAATAGCTAGTCTTAATACATTTTCAGAGTTAAACAATATAACAGATGTTGCTAAAAATGATGCCTATTATATTGACGATATTAACACTACATATAAATGGAATGGATCAAGTTGGGTAATAACAAACGAATCCATAGTTCAAATTCAATCGATTGATGTTGGACCTCTTTCTGTTTTAAACAATGTAATGGAAACTATTGCAACAAAAGGGTTATATTTTAATTTACAAAAATATTTAAATGTAAATGAATTTGACAATATTGAAAGAGTCATAAGAGATATTGTTTACAGAATATCCCAATGTGGTGATGTTAGATCAAAATGGATGAAAATGGTTAGAAATGGAAACGGTGATTGGATTTCTACAGAAGAAGATAGTGACATTATTTTAAGACCTAATGATAATATAGCATATGTTCATAGAGAATCGATGAATTATTCTTCGCCTTTAGATGAATATATTTCATTTTCAACACCATCTAAGTATTTTACAATAAAAATACCATTGAGAGGGTGGGATTATTCTAACAACAAATATATTAATGATAGTATAGATGTTTATAAAGGTGCTAAACCATTTTGGGGTAAAGCATATGTAGATGAAGATAACGATAATAACTTTAATAAAGAACTCATTTACATGGGTGGTCATGTTAGATGGTTGGATTATTTGCCAATAAAACAACCAGAAGTTTCTGACATGATTCTCGGATATAGCGATCATATTGAGTATGTAAGAAGAAGCCCAGAAAGAGTTAAATTCTCTCATAAAATTTCATTTAAAGAAAATAAAACAAATTATCAATGGAATAAAATAGAATTCTCCAAACAATATTCAAATTTATCCAAGTTATTTAAAAATGATTCTTTAGAATACATAGCAAAAGGAACTTTTGAAAAATCAGATCTTTTATTAGAAGAAACTTACGAGTTCAAACCAGCAAAATATAATTATTTTGCTAGAAATGGTTTTTCTTTTAATCAAGATCTTTTCTTGTTATATAAATGTAATCCAACATATTCACAATTACTTTCCGGTAAAATATTACAAGCAAAAAATCCATATGCACATTTGGACAATGTAAACTTTCCAACAATAGCAACTATCCCATACACAAATAATTTTGTTTCTAAAAAACAAATTGGTCATTATTTATTACCAACAAAATTAGGTGTTCCTTTCTTTGCTGGTATAGGTTATAATATTCAAATAGATGAGGCAAAGGTTTATGAACTTGAGAAAAACAAAATAGAACCTATATTTTTAGATCCCGAGAAATATGGACCTATTACCAGAGGTTTATCAAATGTTGATAATATATCTCCAACTAAAATATCTTATATAGATAATAGATGGATGATGATGCCGTATGGTTCAGGTGAAGTCTCTGGTATAATAACAAATACAAAGAATACACAAAAATTCACACCATATCAAAGTGAATACGAAATATTGGGAATAAATCAATATGGTGTTAGTAGAGCAACTGATCCGTTTCAATTTTATAATGAAAATAGGAGATGGACTGGTAGTGGATTAAACTTCAGAGGAGAAGTTTCAAAGGATGTTTATCTTGATAGAAGAAAAAAATATTTGGTTGATTTAGGTGTTGTAACAAGTTGGAAAATGGATTTATACGGAAATAATTATTCTTTATTTAAATTAAAATCTGATTCAAGATTTATAGAATTAGATGAAAATTATTTGAAAATAAATTATAATGATGTAGAATACGATAAAACCAGACTTTCAACAAACGATTATCCAAAAGATGAACAAAATCCAGAGAATTACGAAAATTTAACATATGATAATAAAGAACAAGATTATCTTGAATTCTTACAAGAAGATTAATAAATAACAATACTAAAATGTCAGAAATAACACCACAAGCAAACATTCAAAAAGATAATGGTAGATCTTTTATGAGTTCATTAGTTTCAAAACTTCCTTTTATAAATGATGTTATGGAAACAGAAACAAACAATCCGAAGTATGAATTGTTTGACAGGTTATCTAAGAGATATCAGATGAATGTAATGAAACAATCTGTTTTGGTTGGTCCTTATTTAAACCAAGATGGATTCAATGCAATGAATCCTGCTAATGTTTTTGGATCTGACAAAGGTTATCATCAATACATATATGCCAATTTGGATGTTGATAAACAAAGAAGACTTTCAGAGTACAGAAGAATGGCTGCATTTGCAGAAGTATCTGATTGTTTGGACGAGATTTGTGATGAATTTATAACGAAGGATGAAAATGGTAGAGTTATAAAAATAAATTTTACAAATATAACAAAAATAGACGAAGAAACAAAAACAGAAATACAAAAAGAATTTTATAAATTTGTACAATGTTTTGATCTTGATTCAAAAGGTTGGGGTTATTGTAGAAAACTTTTAACCGAGGGAGAAATTTTCTTTGAAAATATTGTACACGAAGAAAGAAAAGACAAAGGTGTTATAGGTGTTCTTTCTATACCTGGTGAACTCATAAATCCCATTTACGATAATGTCCAAAATAATATAATTCAAAATTTCTTATTTCAAAAACCAATAAATTTTGTAAATCAAGCTGATCCAAGAAATCCTAATTTTACACCAAACGCAAATAATCTTCCGACTAATATAGGTAATGCAAATACTTTGCAACACCAGATGATTACATTAGAAGGTAATCAGGTTACATACATAGATTCTGGTATATGGAATGATAATGTAACAATTAAATTACCATTTATAGAAAATTGTAGAAGGGCATATAAACTATTATCTCTTTTAGAAGATGCTATTATCATTTATAGAATGGTTAGAGCACCAGAAAGATTGAAATTTGTCATAGATGTGGGAAACATGCCTCCGGCTAAAGCAGAAGCATATGTAAAAAGTTTAATGCAAAAATATTGGACTAAAAAAACATATGATAGTCAATCAGCCAATAGTGCATCTGGTGGAGGATCTGCTGGAAATGTTTATGACCCACAATCAATGTTAGATTCTTTTTGGTTTGCAAAAAGAGCAGGGGAACAAGGATCTGATGTCCAAGTTCTTCAAGGTGGTCAAAACTTAGGACAGCTTGATGATTTAAATTATTTTGTATTAAAACTTTATAAGAGCTTAAAGGTTCCCACAAGCAGATTGAATCCACAAGAATCATTTAAAGATGGTGCAGAAATTCTTAAAGAGGAATTAAGATTTGCTAAATTTATTGTTAGGCTTCAAAATCAATTCAGTTCTGGAATTAAAACATCATTTATAACTCATTTAAAATTAACCGGATTATGGAAAGAATATAAACTTCAAGAATCTTATTTTAATCTTGAAATGGTTCCTCCTTCTAATTTCTTTGCCATTAGACAACAACAACTATTAGAATTAAAACTTAAAAACTTTAGTGATATGTCTCAAAATGAAGGAATTTCTAATACTTTTGCGCAAAGATATTATTTGGAAATGTCAGATTCCTCGATAAGTGAAAATATGGAATGGAAGAGGAAGGATGCCGCATTAGCTTGGGAACTTCAGCAAATTCAAGCAGCTGGACCAAATTGGAGAGAGCAAATGGAAGCCACACAAAATGCCGCTCAAGAAGCTAGTGCTGCTGGTGAGGGATTACCATCGGGTGGATCGGTTGGTGGTGGCTCTACTAGTGCAGAAATACCTGAATTTGGAGGCTCTGAGACACCTGTAACTGGTGCACCTACTCCACCTGAATCCGAAGTAAATCAATCACCAGAGACACCACCAGAAACACCATCAACGCCTACTTAAAATGAGTGATACAACTGTTATAATAAACGAAGAAGATAATTGTGATTTAACAGTAATTGTTAATGATAGTGCTCCTCATTTTGATGAAATAAACAATCTTTTTAATATTGCTATTAGTTTATATCAAAACAAAATTGACAGTGCAGTAAATAACTTAATAGCAAACTCTGCTCTTTATCTTAATCCAGAAGAAGTTGCAGAAGTTAATTTGATGCAAACATTAACAGGAAAATGGTTGGAAACAGCGGAAGAAATGGATACTATACAACAAAGTTTTTCTGGTGGTTGGCAGCAGGTAACAGATTATATTCAAGCTGGTGTTGTTGATGCTGGTTTTTTTTAAAAAAAAAATTTAAAATTATTTGTTTTTTTTTTAAATTGTATAATTAAAAAGATAAGTATTTTTGCCTATGTCAACAATAAATACAATCTTAATTAAACGCCGTCTACCAGACAGCCCACTCAATTCCTTGCCAGTTCTTTCAGGGGGTGAGCTTGGTTTCAACGAAAAGAACTATACACTCTACTATGGTGCTAGTGGTTTAGGAACTATTGCTATTGGTGGTGATGGTGCATTTGTTAATCGCACTACTTCACAAACAATTGAAGGTGATAAAACTTTTACTGGTTTAACTACTTTATCATCTGTAACTGTTTCTTCTAATTCAACTTTAGATTTTAATGGAAATGTACTAACAGATATTGGTACTCCTGTAAATGATTATGATGCAGTTACCAAACTTTATGTAGATGATATTAATGATAGCATTGCCTTAAATTTTGTTGATCGTTCTACAAATCAGACAATTTCAGGTGAAAAATATTTTGAAAACCAATTAACAGTTGATAATAATTTAATCGTAACTGGTTATGTTGATGCAACATCTTATGTTGATGCTAATTCTTATCAAATAGATGGTACGGAAGTTATTGATTCTTCAAGAAATGCTACTTTCGTTGATGTTACTGCTTCTGGTAATATTACTGTTACTGGAGATCTTACAGTTAATGGAAACACAACCACTCTTAATACTAGTGTAACAACAACTAGTGCATTTGATATTACAAATAGTGGTACTGGTCCAGCTTTAGAAGTTACTCAAACTGGTGAACAAGCTGTTGCTGCCTTTTATGATGATGCAAATATAGCATTATATATCGATGGTAAAACAGGTTCTGCTGGATATGTTGGTATTGGAACAAGTACTCCAAACGAAAAATTAACAGTGTTTGGAAACGTTTCTGCATCAGGTAATGTTTTTGGTGTAAATGGTGATTTTACCGGTACATTAGATGTAGACAGTTCTGTTACTTTTGGTTCAAACTTAACAATTACCGGTAACATTACAGGTACAGCTGAAACATCAACATTAACTAACTTCATCATTGATGGGGGAAGTTTTTAAAATAAATTAAAACAAGAAAAAAAAACCCGAATTGGTTGTTTCCAATTCGGGTTTTTTTGTAAATAAATATATGATATTTGATTTTTTTAAAAAACTTTTAAACAAAGAAAAAATAAACTCTTCTAAAATAAAAGAGTTTAATAAAAACTTTGATTTCAAAGAATCAAAAAATAATGAAAAAATTCCAGTCATAAAACAACTTAAAAAATAAGTATGGCTTCTGAGACAGAAAATCTTATCTTAATAAAAAGAAACAACGTTTCTGGTGTTATTCCTCGTTTAAGTTCTCTAGAATTAGGTGAACTAGGAATTAATACAGTGGACGGAAAACTGTTTACAAAAACAGTAAGTGATTCTGTTTCTTCTATAGTTTCTTTTTTAAATAGTAATGATTATCCATATACATTAAATCATTACTATAGTTCTGTTAATTTTAATTACGGAAACAATACAGTCAATCAGGTTTATGCTTCTGTTCTTGGTGGTTATAATAATGATATAACAGGTGGTGGATCTTCTGTAATAAATGGTGAAGATAACGACATTGCTGGTGATTTTTCTTTAATAGGTTCTGGTTTAAAAAATAAAATAAATGCTAGTGGAGATTATTCTTTTATTGCTGCTGGATCTGGAAATCTTATAAATCATTCAAATGTATTTGTTTTAGGTTCTGATTTAAGTTCTCATGCATCTGATTTTACATATGTAAATAACATAAGTGCTACTAACACTATATTTGGAGACGGGTCTGGAATACTTAATGTATCTGCACCTAATGTCGTAGCATTGGTTTCTAATGCAGAAAGTACAAATTTAGTAAGAGGAAATGTAGTATATGCTTTTGGTTCTCATGGAGATAAACTATCAGTAAAATTAGCTTCAAATACTAGCGAATCCACATCATCTAAAACTCTTGGTATTGTAAACGAGACAATTCCACCAAACGAAACTGGATACATAACTATAGGTGGTTCTATGGACGGATTAGCTCTAGGATCATTTAATTCTGGAGATTCTTTATGGTTGGGTTCAACAGCAGGTTCATTTACTAATATAAAGCCAATAGCACCAAACCATGGTGTATATTTAGGTGTTGTTGAAAGAGCAAATAATGGAAATGGAATCGCTTTTATTAAAGTTCAAAACGGATACGAATTAAATGAAATACATGATGTTTTAATTACTAGTGTATCTGCTGGTGATATAATAAGAAGAAACTCAACAAACACACTATGGGAAAATGTTAGTCTATCAAATATTACTATTGACACTGGTGTTAGATCATTAACTGGTTATTATGATTCTGTTTATACAACAGTTCAAACAAACTCGGCTGAATGGGAAGCTGCTTATGGTTCATCTGGTGCAGATTTACTAGTTAGATCTTTAACTGGGTTTTGGGATTCTACTTTTACAACAGTCAGTTCAAATTCTGCTAATTGGAACTATCAAGGTACTGACCTGAAAGAGCTTTCTGGTAATTGGCAAACTGCATATTCTTATGTAAGTGCTAATTCTGTAAACTTAACAGCTAATAACATTTTTGTAAGCAACGATTTAAATGTAATAGATACAGTATCTGCAAAATATTTTCAAGGTACTTTACTTGATTGGATGACATTAGTAAGAGGTTACAAGACAACTCCAACATTATTAGCAACTATAGGAACTGGTGAAGTGTATTCATATGTATACGAAACTACTGGAACTGATGTAACATATTATAGATACATAGCAACAGACGGAAGTGAAGATTCTTTCTATGGAAATTTCTCTAATCCTACGCTAAGTAATCTCATAGCAAAGAAAGCAATAATTTTATAACATGGCAACGTATATTTCTAAACAATCTGGTCTTTGGAGTTCTGCAACAACTTGGTTAACAGCTGCTGCTGGACAAACTACTCCCACCGCTGATGCAGGTTCTCCTCCACAATCCGGTGGAGGCGATAAATTTATTATTAGAGGAAATCATACGGTTGAATATGATGTTGTTGGAGTTTTTGGTGACGGAGCTTTTGCTACTGCTCCTTTAGCAGAAGGAGCTACTAATGCAACAATTTTAAATAGTTCGTGTATTGTCTTATCGGCTGGGAATCTAAAATGTAGTAGAACACAATCAACTTCTCTTACATCGAATGGTTCAATATTTGTAAATTTTGGTACTGGTATACCTACTCTTGATTGGGGTTCTTCTACGGACCCAATTTCATCTGCTGGAATTACTGCTGAAATTACTTTTGGACTTCCCTCTGATACTACCGGTAATAGATATGGTCTTATTAATAGATCGGGAGCAGTTTCCGATGGAACTACTGCCTCAGGTATACAGCAAAGCAGTATAACTATTTGTGGAAGATCTAAAACTAGAAACACAACACTAACAACAAATCACACAGCAGGTACTAACATTTTAAATGTTGCTGATACTACAAATTGGGAAATAGGTGATATATTAGTTGTAGAAGTTCCTCGTCTTGTTTCCTCTACTACGTTGCTTAGTAATACCATTGGTACAATTACTAATATAAACGGAAATGCGGTTACAATAAATTCCACTCTCAATGATAATATATCTGCTGGGTTTTATGTGGGAAATATGTCTAGTAATATAACATTCAAACCTGGATATTTTGTACCCAATAGTACCACAGCATGTAATTCATTTGGATTTAATTTTGATGCTAACGGTAATAATTCTCTTTATGAAATTAAAAATTGTAGCTTTCATAATTTTTCAGGCAACAATGGAGGGGGAATTGGATGCATAGGTCTAAATAACAATACATATCAAAGAAGACCTGTTACTATCGATAATATTGGCATATATTCGACTACTTCTGGTACACAGTACCCTGGTGGGGTGTTTCAAGCTTATGGTGCAACATATACAACAACAATAAAAAACATTGCTTTTTATGGTGGCAATAACGTAACATCGATTGCGTTTAGTTGTAGACTAAATGGTACTTCAAATATTAGCGATTCCGTTCTATATAGATGTGCTAGAGTTTCTTCTATAACGAACGGATTTTTAGGTCTTACGTTAAGTAGAGTTAGAGCTTTTTGTACTGATTATGTATATGGAGCTGCTGTTAATGCATTAAAAATACAAAATTACGACTCATTGTTTAGAGTGAATAAACCAGGTGGTGGTTATTTTTATATTTTAGGTGCTGGTACCGTGTATGATACAGTTTTGTTTGAAAATTGTATTATAGAAATGCTTAATCAAGCGAATCCATTAGCGTCTGTAGCTGCTCCCTCAGAAACAGCTTCTGGAACATACACATTAAATAATTGTATACTATCTGCGGTAAAACCAGCACTAATAGATAACCTTGCAACTACTAAAGATTTTGCAAGTAACATCTATGCTAGAAATAAAAACCCGTTAGAAAATTTTAGATTTAATTCATACTACTCGTTGAGTGGGAACTATTCCATGAGAAATAGAGGAATCGCTTCTTATGAAATTGCAGCTCTTAAACCAACATCAGCTTCTTTAAAAACTGTTTACGATTATATCGTTACAGAAAAAATTGCTTCAAAAACTGGTATACCACAAAGATATGTAGGTTATTTGAGATATAATACTATTTACGGTGGTGTAGATTTACCATATATTACAATTACTGACGAAGCATTAACGACCTCAGTAACTCAGACATTTAGTTGTTCTCCTATGTCAAACGAATGGCAAAAATTTGACTTGACAGTTACTCCTGTAATTGATGGAGATTTAACGTTGACTGTTACAGCAAAAACATCATCTCTTGCTGCTAGAGTGTATTTAGATGGATTAACATTCGCACCAATCTGTCGTGATGCGAGACATTATGGGTTTGTTTTTGATTCATTCCCTTACAGAACAGTTAACACTTTAACAACATTAATGGAGAATCAAGTATCTGCTATTTCTACTGTTAATAATCTAGATTATCTTTATGATGCATCAAATTATTGGTCTGTTACAAATCCATCATTAACTGCTTATACTGATCTTTATACACAAGACGGAAACATATTAGACTTTGGTTCTAAAAATATTGTAATTAATAATTCAGCATCTACTGGTTTTGCATATGCAAGTGCTTCAAGTACTTTAACTATTAAAACTCCTTTGTTATCGGGTGGAAATAATTTTATCGGTTTAAGAACAACCGGTAACATTTATCTTTCGAGCGGCTCAACAATTGGAGAAATTGATATCTACGGTAATTTATTCCAAGCAACACCTGTAAGTTTGTCTGGTATTTATATGGAAGGAACTCTTGCATATAATACAAATTCTAATACAACCATTGAATATACAGATTGTACGATGGATACAGTACAAAATGATGGCACTGGAATTATTACAATTAAGAAAACAAATTCTACAATAACTAATGGATCAGATGCAGAAATTGTTGACTTTATTCCAACCATTTTAAATGTAAATTTAAACGGTGGTTATTTAGCAATTTATGATGACACGGGAACAAGACAGTATTATCAAAATACTGACGGTACAATTGTATTGCCTTCAAATGCTACTGGTACTTGGACATATAAGATAGCAAGATACGGATATCAGTTTATTCAAGGTTCCTTTGTAGTTGATGGTAATACAGGTGCTACAATAGAAATTGCTCCTAGTTATACACCTGATAACTTTGTTACATCCAATCCGGCTACTGTTGCCGCATATACAGATTTAAATACATCGGAAAAAATTTACAATTATTTAAACTACTGGACCACTACAACATCTGGTATTGATTACGTTCCGTTCTATGGTAAAGCATTTGGTTCGATAACTATTAATAAAAATGTTACATTAGATGCAACTGCTGGAAGTATTTTAACATATAATGGTTCTACTCTATTAACATTAAAATGCTCTGGTTTAAGTGAAGATATTCTTTTCGTTTCTAATGGAAATGTTGTTGCTCAAAACGGAACAACTTATTCTGATGACGTTAAGATAAGAGCAACAAATATTAATAGCGAATTAATACTTGGTGGTGTAACTTCTCTAACTTTATTTCCGACTGAAAACGATAGAGACAATAATACAAATGAAGGAGATACCTTAACAGGAACAATCTTCAGATTCTTATATGGTGATGTCGTTAATGGTGTTACTTTAAGCGGTACTATATATGCAAAGGTAGATGTTGCTGGTACGATATTGCTTTATTCAGATGCAATTACAACTGGAAGAAATGAATTAGAGTTTGGTACTACTGGAACCCTTCAACAGATTATTAACAATCAAAAAGTTATTAACCAAGGTATACAAAAAGCTAGTATATTGGTTCCACACACTACAAATATATAAGTAATATAATATGTCATATCCTCCACAGCCAGTATTACCTAACCCTTTTCATGGAAGCACAACTTTTAATTCAAAAATTAAAAGTTATGATCATTTAGCTCAAAGGGTTAGAAGATCATTAGGAGAACCTTTAATTGAAGTAGAAATAAGCAGTGAGCAAATGTATGAAAACATAGATATTGCTTGTGAATATTTTACAAAATTCGGAGGAACAACAGAAGAATATTTAGTTTTTAGATCTGATCTTTATGAAACTGGTAAAGGTCTTAGAATGGATAAACTTTTTAGTATTACTCCAGAAATGTATAATTCGAATCGTGTTGATAATACTACAAATCAAAATTTAAGCGCATCATATGATTTTGATTTGGATGAGTACAGAAAAGTAATTGATGTTTTTTCTTTTGCAGAAGGAAATAATTCTGGTGTTAATACACTTTTTACAATCGAACATACAATAGCACAACAAGCATATTTTGGTCATCTATTAGGAAATGTTGGATATGATTTAATTACATGGAACGCATTAAAAGAATGGTTAGATACTAGAGAAAAATTATTAGCATTAAAACCTTATTTTAGATTTTCACCAGAAACACAATATTTAAAAATTATACCAGAACCTTCTAAATCACAAATTTATTATGGATTAATTGGTTGCCATGTACAAAAGCCAATTAGAGATATTGTTAGTCAACTTTGGATTTATAAATATGTTTTAGCATTATCAAAGATTACGATTGGTCATGTAAGAGGAAAATATAGTGGAACTAATCTATTTGGTAATCAAACAGTAAATCATCAAGATGTAATGAGTCAGGGTATAGCAGAAAAACAACAACTTGAAGAGGAGATTACAAAAGATTTAATAGACAGAGAACCTATTACCGCCTTTTTTGTTGGATGATAAAACCAAAATTAATTAAAAAAAATACCGATTTTAAACAAGGTAGATTTAATCCATTAAATCCATCAAAATATAAAGGAACATTTCCTATTATATATAGATCTAAAATGGAATTAAATACAATGAGAATGTTAGATAAAAATCCAAACGTTATAACATGGGGATCTGAATCTGTTATTATTCCATATGTATCTCCCCTGGATAAAAGAATACATAGATATTTTGTTGATATGGTTGCTGCAATAAAACAAAAAGATGGTTCTGTAAGAAAGGTATTAATAGAAGTAAAACCATTTAAACAAACACAACCACCAGTGTTTAGTAATAAAAAATCACAAAAAACTATTGTTTATGAAAATGTTCAATATGCAATGAATATGGCAAAGTTTGATGCTGCTAAACAATGGTGTGAAAAAAATAATTTTTTATTTTTAATACTAACAGAGAATGAAATTACACTTAATTAGTGTAAATAATAATATAATATATTATGCAGAATAAAGCTTATCGACTTTTAGTTGAAGAACCAACCTATGAAGTTCAATATTTAGTTGAAGAAAAAAACAGGAACTCTCCTTCTAATTTATTTATTCATGGTCCATTTTTAATGGCTAATGAAGCTAACAAAAACAAAAGAATTTATCCATTAGAAGAAATGGTTAAAGAAGTCGATAGATATTCTAACGAGATGATTGTGGGAAAAAGATCTACAGGAGAACTCAATCATCCACAAAGTCCTGAAATCAATTTAGAAAGAATCTGTCATATGGTGACAGAATTAAAACAGAACGGAAATATTTTTGAAGGAAAATCTAGAATTCTTTCAACTCCTATGGGACAAATTGTTAGATCACTTATTCTTGATGGAGTTAAACTAGGTGTTTCTTCTAGAGCATTGGGTAGACTTGATTCTGATGGTCAATACAATAGAGTTTCTGATTTTAGACTTGTTGCTGTTGATGTTGTTGCTGATCCATCTGTTCCTACTGCGTTCGTAAATGGTATTCTAGAATCAAAACAATGGATTCTTTCAGAAAATGGTAGTTTTGAACCTTTGTTTGAAAGATTTGAAAAAAATATCAGCAACCTTCCAAGAAACAATAAAGATCTTTATTTGAAAGAACAAGTCATTTCATTCATTAATGCACTCAAAAGTTTGTAAATAAATATATGAAGATAGCTATTTCAAAATTCATTACACATATCTGTGAAAAAAATTATGCAGAAGCAGATATTCTCTTACAAAAAATTCTTACTGAAAAGGTAAAACAAAAAGTTAAAAAAATTGTAAAAGACAAGAATTATTGTTGCGATGATTGCAAAAAAAACAAAAAACATTGCAGTGATTGTAAAAAAAACAAGAAAACTGTATCAAAGAAAGGTAAATAAAAATATATAACTATGGATATCTCATCGATTCTTAAAAATTTGGATCAAAGCGTTCTTAATGAAGAAACAGCTTCAGCAATCGCAGAAGCTTTCGAAAAAGCAGTAAATGAAAAAACAGAAACAAAAGTTTCCTTGCAATTAGAATCTGCTCTTTTAAAGCAAGACGAAGAACATGCAGAAAAACTTCAGAATTTAATTGAAGCATTGGATCTTGATCACACCAATAAATTAAAACAAGTAGTTGAAGCAATCAATGAAAACCATACAGCAAAACTTGAAGAAGTTATTGATCTCTATAAAACTTCTTTAAATGAAAAAGCTGAACAATTTAGTAATAAATTAATTGACCAAATCAGCAATTATTTAGATCTTTATTTAGAAAAACAAATGCCAGTTAAACAATTGGAAGAAGCAGTTGCAAACACACATGCCAAAACTCAATTGGAGAAAATCAAGAATATGCTTAATCTTGATCCTGAGCAACTAAATGAAAATGTTAAAGAAGTTCTTAAAAAGGGAAATAGTCAAATTAACGAACTTCAAGAAAAATTAAATGAATCTTATAATGAAAATGCAAAACTTTCTACTCTTGTAGAACAAGCAAACTCATCACTCCTTCTTGAAAAGAAAACAAAGGGAATGGCTTTAGCCAAGAAAGAGTATTTAACAAAAATTTTATGTGACAAGTCCCCAAAATATATTGAAGAAAACTTCAATTATGTTGTGGAAATGTTTGAGAAAGACGAAAATGAAGAAAGAACTGTTCTTGCTGAACAAGCAAGAACTAAATCTGTATCAAAAGATGCAAAAGTTCCTACCTCAATCGTAACAGAATCAGTAAACACAAACACTCAGGACTTTAATCCTGTTACTGATTACTTAACAGAACTCAGAAGATCATAAAAAATTTAAAGTTGTGGAAAAGAACGGTTCTTTTCTAGAAAAACATAATCCAAAAAAAGAAAGGTAAAATAAAAAGCATATGAATACAATCAAACCCTCAACAGGATTTATCGACAAAGGTCGTGCTAACACACTCTTAGAAAAGTGGGCACCGGTTTTGAACTATAGTTCAGATCGTGTGAAGCCAATCGAAGACGAGCATTCTCGTCTCGCTACGGCTATTCTCATGGAAAACCAAGAGCGTTGGTGCATTGAAGAAGCTGGAAATACTGCCGGAGTTTTCGGTGGCGTTTACGGTGGAAGTGCTCCTGGCCAAACTGGTCTTTCCAACAGTGATAGTTATGCAACTGGTGATGCTCGTCTTCCAAAGGTTTTAATACCTATGGTTCGTCGTACATTCCCTGAGCTTATCACTAATGAGATCGTCGGTGTTCAGCCTATGGCTGGTCCAGTCGGTTTGGCATTCGCAATGCGCTACAAGTATGATACCGCAAGTTTAGGTGGAACAGGTTTAGACGGATACTCTTCACTTGGTCCTGTAACTGTTGGAAATGACGGGGTTCCTCGTCAAAACAATGGTTCTGAACTCGGTTATCAATCCTTGGATACCCGCTTTACTGGCACTAGTGGTGCATTCCTCTCAGGTGCAAACGACTTTAAGTTCGTTTCCGAAGATCAAGGTGTTGCACAACTTTTAAGTCAGTTTGAGTTGACTGGAAATATTCCTCAAGTTTCTCTTGAGTTCGCTAAAACAGCTGTTGAAGCCAAGACTCGTCGTCTTGCTGCTCGCTGGTCTGTTGAACTTGAGCAGGACATGAAGAACATGAACGGCCTCGATGTTGATTCTGAATTAACAAATGCCATGAGCTATGAAATTCAGGCCGAAATCGACCGTGAAATGATCATGAGAATGGTCCAGATCGCTCTTAATGCAGGTAAAGGTAATGGATATAGTTTCTGGTACGCTGCTTCCGCTGATGCCCGTTGGCTCGGCGAACGCAACCGTGACTTCTACAGCAAGATTATTGTCGAGGCTAACCGCATCGCAATCCGTAACCGTCGTGGATCTGCCAACTTCATTGTTGCCACTCCTCGCGTTTGCACAATCTTGGAGATGTTACCAGAGTTTCAATGGATGCCTGTAAACGGCAACGTCAACACTCAACCTACTGGTATTGCCAAGGTTGGTACTGTTGGTGGACGTTTCACCATCTATCGTGATACTCGTACCGAAGCTCAACTCCTTGCTGGCGCAAGAAGCCAAGCTGATGCAATTGAGTATGCACTTTTAGGTTACAAAGGTTCTGAATATTATGATACAGGCATTGTATATTGTCCGTATATTCCGGTTATGATTCAACGCACTATCGGTCCTAATGACTTCTCTCCAAGAGTTGGTCTTATGACTAGATATGGTGTTGTCGATCATATCTTCGGTGCGAGCTTATACTATCACCTTATCATCGTTAAGGGACTTGGTACCGACAATGTTGCTCAAACTGCTGGTCGC